AACCTCAGCCACCATCAGAACAATGCACGCCTTATTTTGGTGGCTACGTTTGCTCTGCTGACCCTAATCAATACTGCTCTGCTGACCATCGATGCGTTGATGGTTGTGGTTATGTTAACGACCAGTTTATGTGTTTTCGTGACGAACAATGCACTGGCGCAAGCTGTGAACCTGCTCCTATTAACTGTGAAAACTCACCCGACGCACCTGTTTGTAAGGAAAAGCAAACAACGCCAGAGCCATCATTTTGTGAAAAAAATCCTACTGTACAAAGCTGTCAGTCCGGTTCTGATTTTTGCAAAACAAATCCCTTAGCTCCAAGCTGCCAATTAGGTGGCTCGGGTGGTGGTGGTTCTGATTTCACTCTTGACTATGACAAGTTAATTAATGGGATGAAGGATGCTGTTAAGCTAATTATTGACCCAAGCGAAACGCCTGAATTTGCAGAATTCAAATCTGAAATAGATGATAAAACATCAGAATTGGATTCCGATATAGACGGCTTTATGAATGGTTCTCACTTTGATGGAATAAACGACCAAATATCCGAAAATCCATTTTCAGGTCAATTTCAATTACCGTCTGGTGGTGGCTGTACGGCATTTGAATTAGGCGGCCATCCTTTAGATTTGTGTTCTGTTGCTCAGAAAATTAGCTCTATTCTTTATTTCGTTTTTGCATTTTTAACCATGTTGCACTTAAAGAATTTGTTCTTCTTAACTGTAACGCCACGCAAGGAGTAATTTATGCCAGTTCCCGCACTTTTAGGTATACCAGCTCTAATGACTTTCCTTGGTACCGCACTCGGGAGTTTAATAAGCTGGTTTATAACCCGTTTATCAAAGCGAGTAATAGTATTTGGTTTGGCTATGGCCGCCGTGCTCTCTGCGCTAACAGCTATTTATTCACAGTTCACTGGTTATATATCCCAGCTATCTCTAATAATGCCTTCTGAGATGCAAACGGCCGCCATGTTCTTTCCGAGTAACACAATGACATGCATTGGTATAATTGCCTCTGCTGAGGTTACTGCCCTTATATACAGGTTCGCTATGTACATCATCAAAACTAAAATGGATTTAGTCTCATGATTTACGTTGTTACTGGCAAATTAGGGTCGGGTAAATCATTGGTTGCTGTTGGTAAGATTCAGGAATATCTGAATCAAAATAGAATGGTTGCAACCAATTTAAATTTATACCTAGAGAACTTAATAAATCCGTTTAGCAAAAAGGCTTCAGTTTATCGCGTACCAGATAAACCTAGCTTTGCTGATTTGGATGCGCTCCCCGTACCATATGAAGGTGAATATGATGAAAAGAAGACAGGTCTTTTAGTTCTTGATGAGTTGGCCACTTGGTTTAATTCACGAACATGGAATGATAAGGGAAGGGCGGCCGTCATAGATTGGTTCCTCCACGCAAGAAAAAAAGGTTGGGATATTATCTTTATTATCCAGAACGTCTCAATGATGGATAGCCAGGCGAGGGAAGGTTTAGCTGAATTGGTTGTAAATTGCATTCGTCTTGACCGATTCGCTTTTCCTCTGGTTGGTTCCTTATTCAAGCTGGCAGGTCTTGATTTGAGGCCACCTAAGTTTCATGTTGGCTTTGTGCGTTACGGTGCCTCGCCAACTTCACCGCTAATAGAGCGCTGGGGCTATTTTGGTCGGTCTCTTTACAATGCATATGATACTAGGCAAGTTTTTACAGATGGCGGCTGTGGTCTGTATCAGTATTTGCCACCACATCAAATTTATGGGAAATACACAAATGAACGCGAACACTTCATCCGTGGATTTATCAAATCCATCAATCGATACGCAGCAGCTTTTACGGGTCGCTCGGCCTTTTTAATTGGCCTGCTTCTATCTTCTGCCGTTTGGTATTTAACACCAAGCAATAGTGCTGCATCACCAGAACAGAAGCAGGCCAACACACAGCAAGTAAAACCTGAAATCGTTACAGAATCAAAATCACCTTTAGAAGGCGTTTCCATTACAGCCAGCGTTAAAGGCTCAAAATCATTCGATTACGTCTTTCAGCGTGGCGATGATGTGTTTTATCCAGAGCATTTAGATTATCGCGTTAGATTTATTTCTGAGTGCAAAGCCGCACTTATTAAAGGAAATACCGTTGATTACGTTACTTGTTCGCCTTTTGTAGCTTCGAGCAGCGCGCCACAGCCCCGTGAGGGAGCTGCGGCGCCGCGAGAAGATACATCTTCGATACTTACTTCGCTTGGCTTGTCCGACACATCGAGCGCCATTACAGCCAGTAATTAGCCTTAGGGATATTCTTATCTGCTGGATAAACAAAACTGCGCACAATGGACGACGGATTATGTTGAACTGCTGCCCCTGTCAAAATGCGCTAGCGACAGGGGACGGCCATAGGCCGAGTTTAGCCATAATCCACATTGTGCGAAGTTCACTTCTCAATAGAATGGTGTAACCATTTTATCCAATAGAATGGTTTAACCATTTAATCTATTTTTATACTCGGGTATCAATAAAAGGGATTATTAAGGCGCAGCCTTGATGGGAGCGAAGCGTTGCGCTTTTCGTAAGGGGCGCTTTTTGCCCCGAATACCGTCCTGCCAGACGCTTTTTTAGCAAGTCTTTCAGCAATGCCTTTGCCTGACGATCGCAGACAAAAGGACGTTGAAGCGGTTAGGGCTTGCAGAAATGAAAAACCCCCGTTCTGTCTTACGGGGGTTAACTTACACATTTGACGCGACATTATTCGCAATACTAGCTTTTCTTCTCTTTTAAACCATTATCTATTTGTTCTGCACTGCTAACCATTACAGCCATTTTCACTATGTCTTTTATAAACTCGCGTCTTTCCTTTGGAAGTCTATCTATCATCTTACTTAGATAGACAGAGCTTGTGCTCTGGTCACCGAAAACGATCTCATCAATCGATGTATTCAACGCTGTCGAGATCGCGACAAGAGTTTCAAG